TTGCGGGCCTATACAAATTCGCAATGCTTTTCGCGGTGGCTCTCCGCGAGGTTGCCTTGTGCAGAGATGTGCTCGGTATACCGAATGCATGGACCCAATCACTTAACCGTGAGCGGGCCGGCAAGACCATGCTTGCTGACCTGGTTTTCTTCACCAGTTTGTTCTGGGTTGGAATTCCAATCGCAGCCGCACTTTTCTGGTTGTCCCTGACGATCAACTCCCTAACCTACGTCCTGGCCCCGACTGCCCACTTGGTACCATCAGGTGGTGTGTTCGGGCGTATATGCGCGTACGGTCGCGCCTCCATTGTGGAACAGGCACACGGGTACAATGACAACTCTCTACCCGATGCTTTCCGCAGCACCCCTTTGATCGGGATGCGAGTGACCGACGGAGCAGAAACTGCCCCAGGCCGGGAGGCCCACACCCACGGTGACGCCGCTTCTTACCGTACCATAGCGAGAAATACAATATTCAGCGTCTGCTCCCAGTACGACCTACATCCGGTCGGTTTCCAGGCTGGGATTGCAGACCAGAATTCTTGTAATGAGTACGGTGGGTCGTATGTTTCAGTTCCATACTGGAGCAAGGACGTCACCCGCAACGTCAGAACGGGCGTGAACTTAGACCGGAGAAGTGCAGTGGTGTCGATAGATGTCGACTTCCACGTAGATTACTTGTCATCGATGATGGCCGAGTGTTTTGTACCATGGTTCTTCTACACCACCATGCCAACACAGGCGGCCGGAGTCGGACCCAACGTGTCCCATTCCTTCGACTCCAAAGGAAGAATCCACGTGCACGTTGCTGGTGATGGCGAGTTCATCCATCAGTTGTGGGACTACAATCATGACCACGTCCTGACCAGTTCCGACTTCCTGGGTTTCCCACGGTGGACGTGCCTATACCGTCTGGAGAAGCGTAGGGTCTGCCAAGACAAAGCACTTGTCTTGGCGATCCCGCTCGTCAGATGGTTTGGCCCCATCGGGAGGATTTACTCCAGGTTCTTGGACCATGTACCACTCAGGAGATGGAAACCTATCTACGGCAATTACGTTCACTTCATCCACCAGGAACCAAATGGTGAAATGAAGCATGAATTTGCAGGAATCAATGAATGGACAGGATATTCGGTCCCAGACAGTCAATTCACAGCAGCTGTCCGGGCCATTGAGGTCTGTCCCCGGAAATTCGACACCGCTACAGGGTCTGTGATTTGTAACCCTACACCTGGTTACATCACAACCTGGCTAGCCACCACCCTGAACCAACAAAACCGGCTCAAGAACGAAGCAGCTTGTTTCGTCCAGATGCACGCCGAGGGCAAACTTAAGACGAACCACATCGTCAGTGTCATGCACCTCAAAACCCCGACCATCTACTCTAACGTCTCCCTCCCGGATAGGGACTGGGCACCATCAATGATTACACTCATGCCCGCCCCTTGCGACTCAGCCTACGTCCTTGCGAGATTCAAGAACCATGACCGCAAGTTGACGCAGGAGGTGGAGAAATGGGGATACAAAGCGCGCATCGTTGACGTCCAGCCATCCAAAGCACCACCACCGCAACATGTGTTGCGTTCGTTGCACAGCGCCCTTAACGCTTTCAAATGGCAAACTCTGGCACCCATCTCTCCTGAGGAGGTTGCTGAGCACCAATGCCGCCCATCACAACGGGCACTCCGAGAAAGCGCCGAGGTCCAGGGTTCCGACAGCAACCCGGATACTTGTTTCCTCAAGACAGAGGTATATCCGGAGCCAAAGGACCCAAGATGCATCACTACGATCAACACGACAAGCAAGACGCAGTACTCGAGATTCACACTGCCCATTGGAAAGTTTCTGAAAACACTCACTTGGTACGCTTTCCAAACGCCGAGCACTCTCTGTCGGCACATGGCAAACATCACTCTCGGTGTCCTGGTCTTGCTTGAGGTGGACTTCTCACGAATGGACGGCACGAAAGGCGAAACACTCAGGCGACACGTGACGCTCCCCACGCTTCGAAGGCTCTTCCCGCACCACTGCGCAGAGCTGGAAGAAGTGTTCTTCCGCATACAGCAGAACCCCGTCAGAACCTCGACTGGATTCTGGTACAATGTGGACGGGGACCATTGGATGCAGAAATCTGGATCACCAGACACATCTGCTGACAACTCAATCGTCAGCATCATTGTGATGGTGACGGTCCTGATTATCTGTGGTATGAGCGTTACTGAAGCTTGGGAGTGGGTGGAGGCCCACGGCTGTGTTGGAGGAGACGATGGCGTTCTCGCGATCCCACCAAACCTGGATCCGCAGAAAGTCATCAGCATCTACACCTCCACCGCTGGCGCTCTTGGCCTCAAGGTTAAAATAGTTGAACACCCTCACGGTAGTAACTTCTATTTCCTTGGCAGATGGTGGAACACCTGGGGAGGCGTACCCAACAGTTACGCTGACCCCATGCGGACCCTCACTAGTCTTCCATTTTCCACTAGTGTGCAACAAGTCCGCGGCGAGACTGAAGACGACGCAAAGCGACGACGTCTCATTGAGAAAGCCAACGCTATAATTCGCAATGATGCCAACACCGTCCTCATTGGGGACTGGGCACGTGCCATTGTTGCAAGGTATGGTGATGCTGATGG